TCTGCCTCCTCGGCACCATATCTGCGAGCTGTGGAAACTGCCCGACTAGATCATCATGCGAGAGCCCGGTATCAAATGGGCGAGGAGTGACCTTAAGCAAGCCTTTTGCGAGGCGCTGCTCTGCCTGCTGTCCGAGGTCGAGCTGATAGCTGACCTGCCAGGGATAATACCCAGTTGTGTTAGTGATCGAGCTGGGCACAGTCGCATAATAGAGCGCAAAGACAAGCGAGGCGCTTGCGCTCAGGTCGATCTCTCGAGGCAAGGGCTCAGCTAAGATCGCAGTCGTGCCGACCATACGCACGACTGTAACCGAGTAGATCGTATCGCCATCGGTAACGAGATGAGCCTTGATCTGATCAGCCTGCAGCGCTGTGGCTTGGCTGTCGACTGTGAGGGTGCGTCGGTCATTACCGATCGCTGATACAGTCGCATCGGCTCGAGTCTGAGTCATGACCACAGCTGAGGAGCTGCCGACTGTGAGCGAGGGTGCCGAGCTGAGAGGGCCGGGCGCGACCCACTCAAATACCATCGCCTGACCTGTTATCGATTTAATCATCTCGCGCCTCCTGCGTTGGCTCGGGTGATGTCTTGCGCTGTGGCCTTTGTAAGGTTCGCAGCTTCAAAGAAACTTTCGGTGATGGGTGACCAACTATGTCGGCAGTTATAGCCGCCTCCATAAGTTTTGACTGGCAGACCCTGCCCATTATTAAGCCGCCTCATCTGCTTTTCGTCGACCACCTTGTTGATCAGAGGTCGGCAAAAGTCACGAGTGACACCATCTCGAGGGCCTGTGTATAGATACAGGTCGAGCTCAAGCTCAGCAGCTGCCGAGGCTTGAGCGCTGCGCCCGACTGAGGCGAGCTGAGTGCGAGCGACTGTGAGCTGCCGACCGGTCGACTGCTCGAGGCGCTGTGCTAGTGGCGTGAGTGCCTGAGCTACAGGCACACCCACCGAGATCGATTGCAGAGAGGCGCGCACCGAGGCGAGCGAGTCTGGCAGAATAACATCATCAAAGACAGCCTCAGCCGCGCTGATACCGACCAGCCCGATCTCAGGCATGTCACCTATATCAGCGCCTGCGACTATGACTTGCAGGGTGTCGAGTGCCGCATCAATGATGCGCTGCTCGGCTTGCATAAAATCATCGACTGCGAGGCCGAGGCCCGAGCGCACGATGAAATCGAGAAGCTGCTCTCGAGGTAGTGAGAGGAGCTGCTCAGCTGATGTGAGCTCAAGCGCGCTGCGCAAGTTGCTCACCATCTCTCGCTTTGCGAGTTTGAGCGCGAGCGCCATCTGTCGCTCGGCTCTTACCTCTGCCTTAAGCTCTTTGACTTTGGCGAGGATAAGGTCACGTCTCGGCCCTGGTGGTAGCTCACGCGCCTGCGCGCTGAGATCCTCGATCGCTAGTTGATCAGCGTCTTGTCTCTCAGCGAGCAGGGTTGCATGAGGTCGACCACATGAGCAGAGCACTATACCTCAGAGGCCTAGAGGCAGTCAGTCAAGACAAAGCCGAGGTTGCCATCGATGACCTTGATGAGGTTGCTCTCATCGGCCCAGACGTTACGACGAGTGAGGTCGAGCGCGTCGTACTGCCCAGCCTTCATGTCCTCAAACATCATGTTAGCGGCAGCGACAGGCATCATGCGCACGCCTGACTTGCTCTGCACAGCGTCAGAGCCATGCAAGATGCCCATAAAGAGGCTGTCGTTTGTCCAGATGTAACCCTCTGAGCTAGACGCACCGGGCACTGCAGTATCTTGGCGAGCTGCACCGACGAGGATGTTAGAGATCCCGAGGATATTGCGCAGGGTGCTGATGACAGCCTCATCGCTAAGGATAAGGTTGCCGCTCGCGACACCATTAGGAGTCGAGCCAGCTTGGAAGTAGCCGCGCAGCTCAGGAGAGCGAGCGAGCGCCCTAAAGAGAGTGCGACCCATGATGAGGCTATCTGGGTTGATGCCGTGCGCGTTCTCAAAGACAGTATCCTTGAGCTCGTGCAAGTAGCTGAGAGGCTCAGCGCCTGCAGCGTCAAACTTGCCACCAAACTGGTCAGTCGAGGTCGCAGTATTGAAGTTAGCACCATCAAAGAGGACATCGGCAGCGCGCTTCTCGCGAGCGAGCTTCATGACGCGAGCGACTTTCTTGACGATGCGCGCCTCCTCAGAACCGGGGTACTGAGAATCGATGATGTCCTCCATCGCGATGCTATCCTCGGAGCTGTAGATCTCGCACTTGTAGGTCGTGCTGGTGCGATCAAAGCCACCGATGCGAGCGCGAGAGGCACCGGGCGCACGCTGCAGGTCGAGGCCTGCACCTGCACCCATAAAGTTGCGGCTCGTCTCGAGCAGGAGAGTACCAGAGCGCTGAGGCACCTTGATATTCTCGAGGACGCGATCAGCGATGAGCTGTGAATCGCTTGGGACTGCCTCAGCGACGAGGTTAGTTAAGATCTCATCTACTGGGTGGATATTACGATATGAGCTAGCCATTTAGATCACCTCCTAATTAAGCGAGTGGTGCGAGGCCGCGCTGAAAGACGATCGAGAATTGATCGTTAGCAGAGGCGCTGAGCTGGTTGATGTTGGGGAGGCTGAAGCCGACTGGGTAGTGAGTCGAGGCTGCCGCCTGCACAGCGCCTGCAGTCGTGACTGCGAGCACAGTGTTTGAGGTGAGGGTGAGGCTGCCGCCTGCGATCACGCGAGTCTCGCCTGAGACGACAACATCGACGACATCACCGGCAGAGCCAGCGCGCTGCGCGACTCCGATGATCGTGTTAGCGGTTGGGTCTGATGCGACTGCGATCTTGCCTGCGCTATCAATAGCGACCAGCGCAAACTCAGTAACAGCAGAGGCGCACACAAATGACTTGATGAGCTGATTCATGCTGATCACTCCTTAGTTAAAGACGCTGTTGTAAGCGTCGGGGTTGTTATCACGGTAAATGTTGAGAGCCTCGCTGAAGCTGAGATTCTTCTCGGCTGCGAGTGCCTTGACCTGCTCAGCGAGCGTTGCCTTATTGAGCTCAGCGCCTGAAGCGCCATGCCCAATCTCAGCGAGAGGCACTGCGCTTGATGCAGGGCGCTCGCTGAACATCTGCCAGAACTCAGGCATCTGATCGCGCACGTCCCAAGCGCGCTTGGCTGCGCCCTCCTCAGAGGGTGCGACCTTGCCCTCGCGCAGGAGAGCTGAGACAGCCTCACGACGCTCGACATCGCGCTTCTCTGCCTCGATCACCTCGAGGCGCTCTGAGAGCTTCTGATTCTGGGCGCGGAGCTGCATGACCTCAGCGAGGACATTAGGCGCAGCCTCGCTGAGCTGTGCAGGCTCGCTCATCTTGTTCTCTTTGTCCTTGTCATAACCGAGCTTCTCAGCCTCAGCCTTATCATCCTCAGAGGGCTTCTCTGCCATCTCCTCAGACTCCTCGGCCTCGAGCTCGCCTGCGAGCTTGGCCTCAGCCTCGCTGCTCATATCCTTAAGCTTCTGCTCGAGCTCCTTGACCATCGCATCTTTAGCAGCGAGGGCAGCTCTGAGCTCATCGACTGACATGGCGTTCATATCCATAGTCTTTTGCTCCTGTTCGTTTAGAGTTACCCGATCGATCTTGCTGTGCGATTGGGCTGGTCGGGGTGTAAGAGTGATGGCGAGGAGCTGAGCATCGCCCACCTTATCGCCACCATCTCGAGTAAATATCTCGCCATGCAGATACTCAGGCGATGACCACAGCACGCCACCGGCATCAGCGACGACTTTAAGGCCTCGCTCGTTGTATGCAGGCACTGCGTAGAGGCCATCAGAGCGCAAGTCGAGATCAACAATCATGCCGAGCGCGTTGCCCGACTCAGGTGGTGCAGGTGTGCCACCATTAAAGGGCGAGGTCGCGTGCTGCCAGTCGATGATAACTGGGTCGCTATCCCTGCGCTCATAGTACACTCGGCACATCTCCTCGAGGAGCTCTTGAGAGACAGGCGAGCCAATGGCCTCGCCATTCATGCGCGAGCTGACCTGACCGAGCGCGAGCGTCTTAAATGGCTTGCCGATCGTGAGGCCCTCTGGCACCTCATACGATGGGCGCTCGCTGAGCTGTACTGCCTCGCCATAGGCGCGCAGGGTTGTCTTTTCATCTGCTGCATTCATCTGCTTGACCACCTTTCGAGCCCAAGCGAAACCGGCATCGCCTCCCCATCCATCCCAAGCCTGCCGACCTTTGCCGTATTCATCCCACGTCGAGCCCTGCTTATCGACCTCATGCCGAGTAAAGTAAGCGAGCATCCTGCGCACAGTCTCAGGCGAGAGGCGCACGCCATTGATCAAGTCTCGAGCTCGAGCGATGCCGACCGAGGTCATGCCGCGCTGGCTTTGAGGCTTCTGAGCACGACGACGCAGAGCGCGCTCGGCTGCCTTGCGTGCGCCCTCGGGTGGCTTGAAATCAATGTGATCATATTTCTTAGGCGCGAGCTGCTGCGCCTTGCGCTTAATCTTTCGCACTGCGTCGCCTCCTCGCAGCCTCAGCGAGCGCTGCGATGCCACTACTTGCGCTGACTGTTCTCTCGATGGCTGATCGCTGTGCTTCCTCGGGCAGGTCGCCAGCTCCGAGTCGTTCCCTTATAGCTCGCTCGAGCTCGTCGTCTGGTGTCAGCAGCCCTGCTGTAACGAGCTGAGGCAGCATAGCGAGAGATTCTGCGAGGTCGTCGGTGTCGAGCCCGGTGTGAGTGAGGCGAGGGAGCTTGCTTGGATCGATTGGGCCGTAGTTCCATCTGATCAGCCTTCCTATGGTGCCACCGCCACGCCTATCAACCCCAGACACAACAGAGGCCACAATATCCAAAAGATTGATAGCAGCTCGCCTAAAGACACTTAAATGCACCTCACCTACTGAGCGCGAGCCTGTGTCAGTTATGCCGAGGTTGGCAAACTGAGCGAGGAAGGCCTGCGAGATTTGATTATCACACTCTTTGATAATGTCGAGAGGGCCTTGCGCATAGAGGTTGGGCGCGCTCGCATACTGATCAAAGCTTACGACAGGATTATCGACGAGATAGCTCTGCTCGGCTGAGAGGAAAGCTTGCGCCTGCGCCTCTGCGTCGTCGATCATTGCGTTAATGTCTGCGTCGGTTAAGCCATGCAGTTCAGCGACTGAGCGATCAACCTTGACTCTGGGAGTCGGCACAGCCCATCGATCGACACCGACGCACATGAGGTTTGAAACCTTTTGCTTAGTGCGCCACCACCACCAGACAGGGCGCAGCATACCTGAGCCCTCAAAATTGCTGCCGGTGCGATTCAAGGCGAGCAGTAACAGCTTATTAGATGGTATCGGCTCAGGAGTGCGCCCGACACCAACGACCTGCTGCATCACACCATCGAGCTGCTGATTATCTCGAGAGAGCCAACGCAGATGCGCGCTCGGCTCGCGATCAGCATAGCGGTCGAGCCACACTCGAGTCTTGCCATTCTCATCGGGGCCGACTCGATAGAGCTCCTCGGCATAACGATAACCGAGCGGCACAAACTCGAGCATGTAGCTCAGCTGCTCTTCCCAGCTCAGCGACATCTGCCCTGCATAGCCATCAAAGCCGAAAGCCTCATTAGCAAAGCGAGCGAGCTCGACTGCGATCGGGTCGCTGTCATCAGTACACTCAAAGCGCCAAGTCGCAGAGAGCAGAGTCTGCCTGAGCATGTGCCATGAGCGACGCACGACCGGATCGGTGCGCAGCATGTCCTCAGCCTCACGCACCCAGTTGAGCCCGGTTAGCTGAGCGTTGCGCTCATAGCCTGAGATCATGCCACCACTGAGCTGCGTGCCGCTTATGCCTCGCACAGAAAAGCGAGGATGCAAGGCGCGCATGTGGCGTGGAGCCTCATCGGTGTCTGCTGCATGGTCTAGCTTGCGCATCGATCCCTCTGGGTGGGTGTCTCAGCTTAATCGTCGTGCTAGTCCATTCGTCACTGCTAGTTTCATCATAACACAGCGATCTGTCAAGGCTTGTCTTTAGGCCACTCGCCTCGAGCCTTAAAGATAGCTAGCTCGATCTTTGGTGGCCTGCTGTGGCAGATGACCTGCGACCAGCGCCAATAATGCTCGCCCTCGCGAGGCACCCAAGATCGACAGCGCGTACACCACTTGAAATCCCTGTGTGCGTATGTTAACAAGAGAGCCTCCTTGAATGGAGCGGAGCCGCTCGGTATAACCCTACATCGAGCAGCTGCCTCAGATGGCCTAGCAAGTCGCGCGTCTTGCTAGGCCATTATTTTATTTGTCCTCGAACCTGCTGAGCTCTCGGGTTAAGTACCAGAGCGCTTTTTGCAGATCCTCTCGGGTGTCGTGCTTATGACCTGAGCGAGCGACGTATTTAATCACGTTACCGAGGCAGAAGCCGAGGCCCCAAGCCTCGATTGCGTCGATGACCTCGATGCCGCTCTGCGAGTGATAGTGGCTCGGGTGATCGACCGAGGAGCTCGTCGGCTCATCAGCTGTGAGGTCGATGCGATCAAGCATCGGGTGCTCACTCATGGTTCATCGCCTCGAGCTTAGCCTCGACCTTGATGAGCTCTCGCTCGATCTCATCGATGCGCTTGATGATCTCATCTTGCTCCTGTCGCTCGAGGTCAAAGCGCTTGTTTGTGAACAAATAGAGCATATACATGAGCCCGACAGTTACGACTGCGACGAGATTATTCGGATCAAGCAGCTTATCTGCGAGGCCCGGTGTCAGGGTTGGATCTGCCATTTTAAAAGCTCCTCGGGTTGGTGTGGATGCCTGCGCGCCTGCTCCGGTTGGGCCTGCGTCTACTGTAGCCACCTGCATCGACTCGATCTGAGTCTGCCCAGTAGTTAAAGATGCAGTCGTATCGTAGAGCATCGAGAGGATCTTCTCGACCATCTTTCTTAGGTTGCTCTTTGTTATCCCAAGCATAGGACATAAGCGCCTTGCGTAGACTGTTGCCGCTGGCGCGCTCACCTTTGGCCCATACCTCTCTAGTGATGAGATAGCGCGAGCGATTGAAAGCGCGCTTGAGCCGCTGCACTCCGTTTAATATGTCGGTGCGCGTCGGGTCGGTTGTCGATCTGAGCGGCATACCGATGCCGCCTTGCTCGATAGGCTTGGCGATCTCGCGAAAAGCAGAGCGCCCAGTCTGATCGTTGCGAGCCTTGCCTGCTTTGTCAGCGCAGCCTGAGTCGAGCCAGATGCGAGGCCCAGGTGCTTGGTCGCGCAGCTCGCGAGGCCAAGCGATCTGCAAGATCATGAGGCTGAGCTGAGCGATGGTCACCTCTTGAGGGTTAAGCTCTGCGACGATCACCGAGGCCTCGCGCTCCTCATCATAGGCGAGGATAAGCATCGAGGGTTTACGAACGCCCCAGTCGATCGCGATGCGCCGTGTCATCTCGGGCGAGTATTTAAAGTCATCGATGA